TCGCCCGTACGGTCATCGTGCATGAAGAGATATCCCATCTTCGCTTTCACGACCAACATTTGGGTCAGTAGCTGTACTTTATATGGTAACCACATCTCTCCTTCTCGTGCAAGCTCAATCTTCTTCTCGGAGGTAGAATTCTTCATTTCGACCACGGTATGTGTCAATCCGCAAAGCCCGTCAATAGAGGCCAAGATCCCTCGCGAGGTACACAATGCAACTTGTGGGTACAATACTAGCCCCAAAGAACCCTCAGCGTAGTTACGAAGCATCACCTCAACCTCATGCCCCCTAGCGAACATAGCTGCCTCGAATTCCGTAGGCTCGCGCTCCCCTTCGAGCTTTCCATGCAGGATCGCCTTACGTGACTTGAAAGCCCCAGGGACGCCCAGGATACACGGCATGTCAGAGGCTGTCGCCCACTTGCGCCGCTCTTCTCTCCAAGCACTTGAGCCCTGCTCTAGGTCGAGGAATTTCATTTACGCATTTCCTTTAGGAGCTTAGCGACCTCGAGCATTTCGCTATAACTAAGAGCGCAGCCCTTGATCCGATTACACTCGACACAACAGGGAACACAGTTTTCTGTTGAGTAAGGCCCATTTGTGTCTTTGCGATCCAACCCACCTCGAGTTTCTGGGAGTGCGCCGGCACAATAATGACAAACGGCATCCTTAATTAAGCCTTCGTATTCTTTAATAGTCAATAAGAAGTCATGATGCCTAGCCTTAGCGCTTCTTTTGGTGGCGGAGTACCTAGGACCAATCTGCCTTGATTTTGCTCTCCAATATGCCTGTTTCTCAGGGGTTTTATAGGAAGCTACGTGCTCACGCATACAAAGCTTGCACCAGGAACGAAGGCCCCTCCCGGCATCGCGGCGTCTAGAGAAATATTCTGCGTACTTAGTCTTCTTGCAGCGAGAACACTGCTTAGTTTCTACGCCTTCTTGCATGACAGAATAATTGTATGACTGAGATGGGGGATGCCTTCTCCGGCCCACTTATGGAGCAGATACTCGTCTACGTTTACTCCAGCGGTTTTAGCGAGACCTTCTTTAATCTTACGACAAATAGATGCTTCTACCGATGAGTAGTGCCCGTCAGCCCCCGTATGTTTTTCAATAATAAACCCGCTGTCGTTAAGGAATCGCTTATGTGTGTCATAGTTAAGGTGGCGGATATGTTCAAAACTCCAGTGGGCCTCTGGAGTTTGCATAATCCTTCGAAAGCTCTCCAAATGGTTCATGATCCAATCGAAGTTCGGAGTAGAGATAACGTAAAGCCCCTCGCGCTTAAGCAGTCGCTTAACCTCTTTATGAACCACGCGCAGGTCCCACAAATGCTCTAAGACCTCTGAGCATACGATCGCGTCAAAATACTTCTCGGGCCATGGGTAGGGCGGTTTCATAAGGTCGTGACTCATTAAAACTGGATGACCGCCTGGATCTTCTAGATCACTATCAGAATCTCCAAGGCGCAACATCGCCTTTTCAATATTAGCGTCCACACCGTACCACTCAAACTCCGGCATAAGCTTAGCAAAAACCGCATCCCCACATCCCACATCCAGAACTTTAGCGCCGGGTTTTAGCTCAGCCTTAAGCCAATCCTGAAACACAAGAAACCGCGATGTATCCTTGTGTTTTTCGCCTAGATAGGCACTATCGCCCATCTTGTCATAGTACCGCTTATAGTAATCCTGGTCGCTGGGTCCGTGGTCGCTCATTTCTTCACCTTAGTCGCAATTGCGCACTTAGCCCCGTAGTCCACAGCAAGCTCTTCGCATTGTTCTCTAGTTTCGGCATAGTCCACAATAATGGGCTGCCCGGTCCAAGAAATGAATACGATTACCCAGTTCATTCATTATTCTCCTGATCACAGATGTCGATCAAAAACCGCATCGCCATAGCCGCTACTTGCACGGCCTCTTTTCGCATCTGCGGTAGCCGGCCTGGATCTCTCTGTTTCATTCGCACTGCTTCCCAAAGCTCGTCGACCTCTTCTTTAAGAACAGCATAGCCCTCATGTGCTGAGCGCATAGCTGGGAAGTTATCCATGGCATTTACAAGCTCATCCTGAACCGTGATCGTAACGGCATAGATTGCTTGAAACTCGGCTTCAGTAAACTCCCTTTTAAGCTGCATCTCTTAGTTCCTTAATTAGCTCGATAATCTTAATAGACTCCTCGCCAGTCAGAGTCCTTTCAGCAGTCTTGTGATTCATAACCCTAAGGTATTTACATCCGGGTTCATTGCTGGTCTCAAAGAGACTGCGATACTTTCGTAGCATGATAGTAGCCATGGTGGGCAACCCACAGGGCTCTGGGAGCCTGCCGTGCTTCTTAATCCGTTTAACCGCCCCGTGTTCCGTGCTCTTATCGAGAGTCTTTAATACCATGTAATAACCCTATAAGACCTGTTTCGTAATGTCTACGGAAATAAATTTTATTAGGGGGCTTGCCCAGCAGGGGGTTGATATGATAACTTTATAACTGCGTAGTCTGTCAGGACTGGCAAGATCGGGCTAGCTACGCTCAGGTTTCACCTATATAGCGTGAGATTAACCGCCTAAAGGTTAATCGAACAACAATTATCTTGACTTCTCCTAGTTCTATGTGATCCTAGTGTTTAGGAGAACTCTAATGAACTTTTTGTCTAAAGCAGAAGATTTTATCTTGGCTAGCCCGGTGCGTACGGCACTGGCAGGCACCGCAGCCGCCCTAGCGATCTCTTTTGTAGTCTCGGCCAACGCCCCGACCGATGCCAAGCTTTCCCGCTCAATTGTTAAGGTGCTCAATGCCGATGAGTCCGGAGGAGGGACTGGATGGGTCACCAAGACTGCCAAAGGTGCGCAGGTAGTGGTAACGAATGACCACGTATGTGCTGTTGAGAGTGGCGGCTACGTCACCATCGAGCAATCCGGGGGAAAGAAATCCCGGAAGAAGGTCCTTAAGCGTAATTCGGTCCGTGATTTGTGCTTGATCCAGGGCGTGAAAGCCCCGCCCCTTACCATCGCAGCGTCTGGGCCTTCGCAGTACGAAGAGCTTACAATCTTTGGGCACCCTCTTCTAGAGCCATCTTCTCCCTCTAAAGGTAAGTATCTTGGGGATATCCTGCAGCCGTTTTACACTATTGCAGATGGGGATTCCTGCCCTGAAGGCAGCTCTGTAAAGGATATCCCAGTTCTTGGGGGGCTTTTTACTCTTAAAGCCTGCGAGCAGCTTGAGGAGCTTAGTCTTAGCACTATCCCCGTATATCCCGGTAATTCTGGTAGCCCCGTAACTAATTCTAATGGTGAGGTGGTCGGTGTTATTAATTCCGCTGATAGTCGTGACAACCATGGGGCTTTTGTACCGCTTCCTTACGTCAAAGAGATTCTAGAAGAATGAGTCACCTGCTCTGTAAGTATTGCGGCAAAGAATGGGAGGCGGTTCTTTGGAATGAATCCAAGCCGCCTCCGTGTCCTAGTTGCAAAGAGACTAAGGCCATTAAGGTACGCAAGGTGAGTAAGCACAATAAGTATTACGAGGAAGAACGTGAGCGAAGAGAAGAAAACTCGATCCCGGATTTCGAAGATTGACGAGCTAGATCCGACCGTGGTCAATGAGTCTCTTACCAGGCAGGTAGCCGCTATTTTGCTTACTAACGTCTCAGTTACCCAGTGCGCCAAGCAATTAGCAATTACCCCCGCAGCGGTACGTAGGATCATTGAATCGCCTAGGTACAAAGAGCTTGTAGAGACTACTGCGGAAGAGGAGTTGGGGCCTGCGTTGGCTAAGGCTAAGAGCCAGCTAGCTAAGCTTACTACCAAAGCCGTAGCCGCTATCGAGCGGGCATTGGGGCCTGAGGCTAGTAACCGAGATGCCCTTCAAGCCGCCACAATCGTACTTAAGAGCGTGGGCCTCCATGAGGAGAAGGAAGTCCAGCAGGACACGCAGATTAATATTGTTATGCCCACCGGCGTGGAGGTTCCGATTACTTATGAAGTCAAAGAAGAAGAAAGCTGAGGTTTATCTTATTGGTCTTGGGAGTACCGCTATTGATTCTGGAGCCTATGGGGGTGTTGGTATCTATACCCTTCAAGCTATGTTAGAGAAAGGTAAGATTGATGCCACCGTTAAAAACAAACAGCTAGACCCCGGCTCGGCCCCCGTCTATATTTTATTTTTAAACGTCAAAGCAATTGACCGCGAGATAGTCCGCCTTAAGGACATCCGTGCAGATATGAAGAAAACTTCCTTTAAAGCACAAATTGCAAAGGCTAAACTAGATGCCACAAACACTAAGCCCATGGGCAATTCTCACAAGCGACGGAAAATATCCAGAAAGGATTAACGATGCGGAGTGTACGACAGACGTTCGGATTAACGCGGCCGATCTCGCTGAAAGGGTGTCTAAGCTACTTGATGTTCTTGGTGTTAAAGCAGGCGTGTCAAGCGGCTTTAGGACTAGTGCGGCTAATCGCAAGGCTGGAGGCAAAAGCGCTTCGCATCACCTTACGGGAATGGCGGTAGACCTTGAAGACCACGACGGGAGCCTTGCTCGCAGCATCCTTGCTCATCTTGATTTACTCGCTCAGTTTGATTTATATATGGAGAATCCCCAATACACGGTCGGGTGGGTGCATCTTCAGTCCGCTAAAACCCCTTCGGGGAGACGGGTGTTTGTACCTTGAAGAGAATTAAGTATGAACTAAGCACTAACTTCAATTATACTAAGGTTTCAATTGAGATTGAAGCGGAGGACATTATTCAACCAGGCGAGCTAGAAGAAGTCCTGTCCTCGGTAATAGACGAATACTGCGAATTAGATCTAGGGTCCGACATCCACTAAGACTTACTTGGTTTTACCCGGCGGGCTCCAGATAGTAACGGATGTGTTGGGGCAGGTAATCGTAACATAGCCCTTTTGATCCGACGAGACTTCGCAGCTTCCGCCGTCTTTCCCATCAGCTCCCGGCGACCCATCAATCCCAGCTTGGCCAGGCTCGCCTTGCACTCCTTGCTCGCCTTTTTCCCCGACATAATATTCCTTCTTTCCGCATCCTGAATAGAAAAAAGAAGCCGCGATACAACCGATTACATATTTACGCATTATATACCTCCTTAGATATTACGCTCATTATCCCAATCAAACCACTCTTGCAGACAAGCACCGCATAGCTCTTCGAAACGAGTCGCCTCGTTACAACTACGAGTACAAAACATATTAGGTGGAGGATCCTGGTGGTCTTGGCGGACCAAAGGTTCCCGATGGGGCTTCAACGTTTTTAAAGAACTGAAGATCCCTTTTTGCATCTTGAAGCTTTCGAATTGCGACTTCAATGAACTGCTCAAGGTATTCTGGCGTGTCATAGCTCCTCCTAATTCCACCTAAAGCCCATTCTGCTAGTGCGCAGTCTTTATCTAAACGTGCAACGTACTGCATATACTTAGTAGGCGGTTTATTCATATCTTAAAGACCTCAATCCAATCTCGCAACACATTTTTAAGTCTAAACTGAGGGCCGCCGCGCACTCTAGGCCTATCTACCGTTTTCCATTGAATAATACGGTCTATGATCGCTTTGTTGTCTGATACGTCGATAAACTCTGCTGGATGATCCGCAAGCTCTGCCGTAGCTCCGAAGCGCGCCGAGAGAAATGGAGTTCCCACCGCGTTGCTCTCCGCGTGAACGAGACCGAATGTCTCGGGAAAAACGTTATTAAGGTGAAACACACATAGTGCATTACGTACCTCACGTATAACGTCAGGATGCGATAACGAGCCCAGATTAATAACATTGGGAATGTCCTTTAATTCATGATCGGGGAAGTAACCGGGATTAGCCACGTAGAGCTTAACATCGGCAAGCTCGGGAAAGTTAGCGAAGTTCTTAAAGACCTCAAGCGTGCGCTTAAGACCTTTGTGGGGGGACGAGAAAAAGACAATTTTGTTTTTGTCTACGGGGGTAGAATCAGGAGTTAAATCGTTATCGATCGGGTTGTAGATCACCCGCGATCCGATAGGCGTTTCAAACTTTACACCCTTAGCCGTCTCATACATTTGGGAGCGGTGCCAATGGGAAACGAGGATGGGGACCGCGTTGTTATCGGCAATAGCCTTAAAGTAGTTGTAGGCGTGCTCCCCTCCGAAGAGGTCATGGCACCATACGTACAGCTTTGCGTTTGGGAACTGCTTTTTAGCTTGGTAGAGGTAACCCGCATTACGGAGTACTACAATGTGGGTGGGTGGGGCTTCGTCGGTGTCGGTGCCAAATGCGGCATAGGTAGATCCGTGCTTAGAGGTTTTCTCTTTGTCGCGGTTATGCTGCTTAACACAAACCGAAAAGCCCTTGGAGGAAAGCCCCTCAGCTACTCGGACTACAGTGGCTTCGGTTCCCCCAAGAGGCTCAGTGCTTAGTGTCGGGGGATCGTACGGCTTCGGGCAGCAGGGATCTACAAACAGGAGTCTCATTTATATCCTCCAAAATATACCAATCTTTTGAGATTATATCAATAAACGCCTCAACGCAAGACACTCTTTGGTGTGTCAACATATCATACCAATAGAGTTCTCCATTGCCAAGTTTGGCGTAAACCCACCTTAGTTTACGGTTTCCTATCTTTCCGCCAGATTTTAAATGATTGACAATTATTGGATTGGTTAACAGCACGACGTGCCCCCTGAAACAGTAAAGCCCCGAGGAAATTACCCCGGGGCTCTATTTACTGCATCAATCCGCCACATTTATCAACCGTGGCTTGCTTCGCGTCCTGCAGGGCGTTGATAGCTTGAGTCAAACTAATCAACTGCTCTTGTGTATCGTTATTCGCAACGGCCTTCTGCAATCTGACAAGTGTTTCTTGTAGCTCACGATAGGCCTTTGCACGAATAGCGTCCATATTTTCCTCACATACGTTCAGCAGGGGCGGAATTACCCCATGCTGAAATCTTAGCATTGCGGTGCGTCATGCGCAAGGATTATTTAGCTGCGGAAGCCGTCACCGACACGCTCGTCAAGGTAAGCCCGAAGGTATCCCATTTCAACAAAGAGGGTAAGATCTTCTGGGCCGTAGGAATCACGCGGCCATTCTCGACACACCTGTTTAGCATACTGCCGAGCCGCCTCCGCGACTTCTTTGGGAACGACATCCAGCATTTGGCCAAAATTTGAATCTTCCATATTACCTCATTTCATAAGAACATTTAACAATTCAAGCTTCTGCTCTTTCGGGGCATCAGCGTCTAGGATTGCCTTCACTAGATCGGCGCTCTTGGCTAGGTCACGGATCACCTGTTGCTTTTGTGGTTCGGTCCTAGCTGGCACTGGATCATTAGTGATGCGGATAGGGCTGTACTTATTCCTAATAGCATTGTTCTTTAACATGTCAGCTCCTTGCACTACGGCCTTACCGATAGACTGGAGTGTAGTTTGGATGCCTACAACCGAGGTCACGCGACCTCTTTTTGAGTACTTAAGATTGCCAAAGCCACAGTCTGCAAGCGCCTTAAGCACGACCTCATACTCAGATTGGGGGTGCTTAAACCCCGCTTTGCTCATACGCAAGGCTAGTGCCCGGATTGTGATTTGATTTCTAGTGCGCTCTCTCATGGCCATCTCGTGAAACACGTCCGAGGCGGCTTGGGATCTTTTAGCTAAGGACTTAAGTGTTTCGATTGCTTTATTTGGAGCCATTGGTAGTTACCTTCTTTCTGACTGTGCTTATACAGGTAACGTGGCGGGGTGTCAACGCCAAAAATGTTTTATGATATGATTAATTTCATGTTCGCTTAAAACCGACTTAGCGACAAGAAGCGCAATAAGGCGTTCCAGCAAAAGGCTGGCATTGTTAGCCTGCGCTCTAGCGGCTTCCAAAGCGCCCCTATCATAATCGTCTCCCTCCATCATGCCGCGAAGTTTCTCGCATAATTGTTTGCTGAGTGAAGGGACATTAGAAACCTCGACGCATGCACAGGTTTTATGGCCCGCTATAATGAACGCATTACACATAACGCATTTGTCGTTCATCCCAAAAACTCCTCAAGGCTAACATTCAACGCGTCGTAGACGGCTAAGTTAAGTCGATCGGACGCTCGCCCAGACTGCCAAGCATAGGGGACCATCCCTTTTCCTAAAACGTCCACTAAATCGACAGCGGTAACTTTTGGCAGTCTTTGGGGATTAACTCTAAATCCCCCTCCCGGCCCTCTTTTAACCTCAATAATACCTGCTTTAGCAAGTTTCATAAGGGTGCGAGAGAGGAAATGGTAAGGGGCTCCTATACTGTGAGCTATGATAGAGGCTTTTAAGAATTCCGATCTTGGGTATTTTGCATCGTAGTATGCATCCTGATCTTTCATTAAAACAGATACGGCGTTCATCGCGTGCAACACCTCGTTAGTAAAAAGACTATGTTTCATCTGCATCTCCGATCGATGGCCGCTAACAGCTTTTGTTCATCCGTGCTGTAGAACGTAGACCATTCACCAGCCATACCAGGGCTAACCGTGAACTTGAAGAACGCCATACCATCGACCACAACGCGTTCTTTGCGCAGTATTTTACCATTACGGATCATGCTCATAGTTTCGCCTGGGGGTTGGATACGGATTACACCGTCGTCGTATTTAATCACTCGCCCTCCGGCGCGGGGTTGAGGTTGTTTATTCGCGAAATTATGCTTTCTCGAAACTCCCACGGCCACCCAGAGTCGTGAATCTCTGAAATGATCTTCTTTCTTTCGGCCTTCTGCCCGGCGGAGAATCCGGAGATATATCCGGCCACAAAGATATCGCCAATGACGAATGTCTCGCCTTCATGCTCTGTTTCCATTCGTTTCTCGTATGCAAGCCACTCTTTCCATTCGTTCGGAAAGCGGTCCTTAATATGCGCATTGAAGTCGGTCATTGGCACGGGAACGTCTGCACTCTTCGAGGCGGGTGGGTTTTGGTCGGCCCACTGGGCGCCCACAATCTCGTTAGCTTCAGCCAAAGCTGCTTTAGCAAGCTTTTCAGAGTGCTTGGCATCGCATGAGCAAGCTTCATAACTATGATAGCAGTCGGGATCAGCGCTATTGAGGGCGAGTTTAGCAAGAGCCTCCTTCTGTACCCGAATCACTGCGGCGAGGGCGGGGAAGGCATTGCGCAGGGCGACTGCAAGCCGGGCATTTATCTCGCCGTTAAACTCAGGCTGAAAACCAGCAATCCACCTATCGTCATGCGGCTTATTTCCGATCACGCATTTCGCCGAATACCGTTCATCCTCGTAAACCCAATCCAGCGTCGCCTTCTTCTCCAGTTCCTCAATCCTCGCAAGCAGCTTCTCGACGCTCATGGGATTCTTCATTTTCGCTCCTCAAGTTTAAAAAATCTCCTAAATTCACTAGCCCCATAAGCATCCCCTATTAAGGCGCCTACTGATTCAGGTGAGATAGCTTCAGGTAGATTAGGTAAGCCTTTAATAAACTCCCTTACGCCCATAGAGCAAGCACCCGTAATAGCGCGGTACGCAACAATCATTTCTCCAAGCGGCTTAGCCTCATCTTTGTCCCAGATTTTAAATCTAGAGATGTCTGCACCGTTTATTTTATAATCGAGGTCGGCTTTTGCTTCAGTTAGGGTATCTCCGTGCGCGAACTTGTCGCCTTTTCTGACGACAAAGGATTGCTTCTTCTTAAAGTCAGCGACCTTAAATACGTCAATATCACCGTCTTTACTTTGTTCTACTAGCCTATGAGTAAAACCGTCGGCAACTACATAGCCGCGTTCTAACCAAGTCTCAAAAGAGATATCTTCGGCGTTATAATCCTTGATCTCAGTTACGTTTTTACCATTAACCTCATACTTAAGTGTTTTGTGTTTAGCTCTGACTACTGACCAATCAAATAAACGAAGAATAACGAAAGAAAAAGCAAAGATAACAGAAAACTCATATGCCACGACACTGGAGTTCTCCCAAGCCACGACACTGGAGTTCTCCCGAGCCTCGACACTGGAGTTCTCCCGAGCCACGACACTGGAGTTCTCCCGAGCCACGACACTGGAGTTCTCCCGAGCCACGACACTGGAGTTCTCCCAAGCCACGAC